GCTTGCGCATCTCAATGGTGTACATGTTCGGGTTGGAACGGAGATTGCTGTCCGGCGTCCTGCTGAAGCTCGTAGCGTAGCTGCCCCGCAGCGTAGAGCCTTGGTACAGCTCGATGCGCTGCGTATCGTAGTTGAGACAGCAGAACAGGTCGCCGCAAAATACGCCCGCACGACCACCTCCGCTTTGCGGGAATGCCAGCCGTACCCGGATATGGACATCTGAAAAATTGTCATATTTCCACGCAAGGCGGCCTGACCCCTCAAGCTGAGAGTAGGGGCGATTGGCTGTGCTGTCGGGATCCTGCCACACGTCCCATTCTCCGTCCAACACCGTCCAATAGCTCTCCGGCAGTATGTTCTCATCCCGAAAGTCCTCGTACCAAACAAGGGCAGAGTCTGGTTTTCTCCTGAGCATTTCGCAGGTAAGCTTAAAGCCCCGGTCGGGCACAGCCATCACGCCGTTCACATCCTTGAAGCTGCGGGGGGAAAGCGCGAAAATCGCCTCGCCAGCGGACGGAGCCTCCGAGAAGCTGCTGCAAACTCGAAACCCATAAAATTGCGTACCGGGCACGCCTCCACTGATGCTGACAGTATGAGCGCCCGCCGAAAGAAAGACGCCCTTTACAAGAGTGTGCCAGCAGAGCCGCCGCCAATACGGCCACCACAGGCGGTTTTCCGAGAAGGTTTTGGGGGTTGCGTCCAGCGAAACCACGATGGCATTCTTGTCCCAAAATGGATAACAGAGTCTGACCGCCACATCGTAAGTACCAGCTTGTGTGATCTGGAAATGATATGTGGCCGTACCACCCTCACCAAGCAAAGCCATGCTCTCTGTCACGGTGACGTTGCCGGTATAACTGTCAGGCACGCCGTTGCGGTCGATAGATATCACCCCGAACTCTGTCCGCTGCTCTTTGCCATAGGCTGTTAAATAGCACCGCCTGTTATAAGTTTCCTGTAAAAGCGGACTTCGCCGCTCTACAGCGTCCCAACCCTCCATATAATCATACACATGGGGCAGCGCCCACGGCACCTTATCGTAATCGTCCCAATAGGCGATGATGGGGATCATGGGTTGCGGCGGGCCGTCGTCCGTAAAGTTATAACCTCCGGTCATCCACAACTGCGCGGCATAATAGGTGTTGGAAATCCCGCGATAAGTGATGCCGAGATTCTCGGGCGTGTCGTGGATCCTCCAGTTCCAACCGAAAGCAGGCAGCCCCATGAAAATTTTATCCGGATCCATGACCTGCACAGCGTAATTGTAGATACCCTCCAGCCAGCTTCGCGGGGAGACGGGGCCGGGGGCGGAGCCTGCCCACGCCATGCCATAGCTCATGATGGCGGCGGTATCACAATAAGCGTTCAAATCCTCGTATACGCACCAGTTCTCACCGCCCACCGAACCTTGCACACTCGTCATGCCGGGTAAGCACAGGTTGACGAGTTTGGCGGGGTTGTAGTTCTTGACTGTTTGATAAATATCGTGGAACAGCACATTGGCCGCATTCCTGTTCTCATACCCACCGCCACGCTCTAAATCGATGTCCACACCGGCGCACCAAGGATACTTCTGCATGATCCGCACGATTTCCGAAAGAAAGGTAGTTTTTGCGCCGCCCTCGTTATTGCGTAACGCCGTAAAAATAGAGGCCGTCCCATGGTTCATGATCGTGAGCAGCCACTTGATGTGGGGCCATCTTGCGCGGTATGTAGCGAGACTAGCCACATCGGTTCCGGTTTCGGTGATCGCGCCGGATATATTGACCTCAAATGTAAAAATACCGACTGTGTCCAGCCGGTCGCCATAATCTCGCAGGGCCTGATACATACGAGCGTTGCCCATGAAGCTCCACACCATGCACTTCTTTCCTTTTAAATAATCCCTCATGGCCGATCCTGTCCTTTCATCATCTCCCGGTACTCAAAATACACCCGCGCCGATTTGCGCTCCTGAAGCTGAACCTGATGTTTGCTGTCATGGGCAGCGGAATATTGAAAAAATCCGTGCTTTGGCGTGGCACTTCCGTTTTTCAGACATTCCCGCGTGGAAGCCCGCAGCGCCAGTTCGTCACCAGCGTTTGCCGAGGCGAGGAAGCGCATTTTATGCGATCCCGCGCCCTGGGAGAGGGCAACGCTTTCTGCCGTCATGTCCTGAATGGGGTAAATATAACAGTCCAGCCCTGCGGAGGTTTCACCCAGATTGAAGATGATGATGGTATCCCCGGTGCGCACCACGCCGTTGTGGTATCGCGGTGGGTTTGGTGAATTTCTAAGCATTGTGGTGGTGTGGGGTGTGTAGCCAGTCAACTGGTCACCCTCCTGCATCTGAAGATCGGTAAACCAGATAGTGCCGGTGCTGTCTGCGATAAGCGGGCGCACGGTGATGCTGACCACCCGCATATCTTCCTTGGTTTTAAGCGTTTCCGTAAACCGAATGAAATTTGTCACCATGGCCATCACCTACCCGTCCTGCGTCCACTGGATCTCACCCACATGACCGACCCAGCCGGTGGCGATGGAACCGGCCTGCAGCATGATATCCGTAAAGTACACTGTTCCCGTACAGTCGGTGATGCAGAGCCGGATGGTAATGGCGCGCAGGACGCCAGAACCTCTTGGCGAAGCGTTCCGCGCAATCTGTTGCAAATAGGCCATACCACCACCTCCTTTTAGAACAAATCAATAAAGCGCGTTTCGATGGAACCGTCCTCATATTCAAACACCACCTCGATGCCTACCTGGCCGTTCGCACCTTTTGTCAAATTTTCCGAACCGATCTGCGCCGATATGGTATAGTTGCGCCGCGAGGCCGGATTGACCGTCTGCGCCATGCTTTTCGTCATGCCGGGAACACCGACTGCCTTGAAGGAAGCCGTACCTGTTACACCACTCTCGGTGTCGACTTCAAAGCCTGAGTTCTGCCAGTAAGCGAAACCGTCATCCGCGCGGGAATTCCGCAGATGATTAAATGGCACCATGTCCCGGATTTCTTGCTGCACAAGATCGGACTGTGCCAATTGGTCGGCAATAGTTTCTTCCGGCGCATCGCCTAATTCCCGCAGCTTGCTGGATAGCTCCAGCACGGTTTGCCACGGTTCCTGCAAATTGTACTGCCTGCGGACGATCCGCGTCCGGATGGTCAAATGCAGGTCGCGGTCGTCCACCGTGACGATATCGCCAAGCTCCCAAGCTTCGTGCTCATAACCGGTAAGGGTGGATAAATCCATGGCCGAAAGCACATAGGAAACACGAGGCTTTGCGTACTCGGCCAGCCGCATTCTTGTATACTCCAGCATCTGATATGGGTTGCTGAAATTGGACAAATCGAGAGTGGAAACACGAACCTCGCCGGAATAGGTGAAGTCCTCCACATATTCTTTGCCGCCGTTGATGGAAGCGAAGGTCATGTTGTCCTTGCCATAAGCAAACAAGCGGGTTATAAGGCTGCGGGTATCGACCACGCGCTTGATGCTGTTCAGGTTTTTCCGGTACGCGAACAGCGCGCCGCTTTCCTTACCGCTGAAGGTCAGCAAGTGCACCAGCCGGTTGGCGCTGTCGAACACGAGGTCGCCGCCGTGGATGTTCTGTACTGCCCGCAGGATAGCCAGCGCGTTTTTTTCCGTGCTCTGCCATGTCCGCAGGGTGGATACGTTGACCGTGCCCACCGACCAGCCGGTGCCCTCAAGCGCGTATCGCATCGGCACGTCCGGCGTATCCGCGTTGAATTCGATGGGTTGCTTTTCCGCACTGAACGCAAGATCATAAAAAGCGGCCTCGGCGTACACTGTGGTCAGGGTGGATCCGTCAGTGCTTTTTTCATCGGAGAGAGTGCGAATGCGGTAGATATCATTTACGATCTGTACCGATTTTTCGTTATCCAAAGCCGCCCGTTTGCCGTCGCCCCAAGGCAGCTTGAATTCCAGCACTTCCGCGCCGTTGACCTCGCCGGTGACGATAATATCAAAGGCATTCTCCAGCACGGCTTCCCACGCTCCGTTTGCGGCCAGCACTACGGGCCGGGCAAAGCCCAGCTTCTCATAAGGGGGCTTGGGTATATCATGAAGCTGGATTTCCAGCAACTTCGGCGTTCTCGCCGTATCGGTGGTGGCCAGCGTCACCCGGAACCGGATGTATTGTCGGTTAGGCGACTGCAGCTCGCCGCCGCTGCCCACCGTCTGCCACGAAGACCATTCCTCCAAATCGCCGGAGGTGGCCGTTTCTACCTCTGCTATGGAAGTGACGCCCGCAATATATTCGCTGGTTAATGCCACCCGCCCGCTGCCGGATAGAGAACAGGGCACCGCCTTGGTATACAGCATACCGTTTGTGGGATAAACACCACTTGTTGCCTTGAGCACGACCGCGCCGGGTTCCGTCAGAGCATCTACAGCAGCAGCGCTATCGGCACCGTTGGCTAACAGTGCCATTTTGAAATGATCCCGTAAATCGTCTATGGTCAGCTGCGAATCGGTTTCCATGAACCAATCGTCAAAGCCCCCAGCGTAATAATAGGTATCGGCGTGCATGCCCATGACGATATTCGCTGTACAGGTCGGGTTAAGCGTACCGGTAAAGGTACGTTTAGGAGCTATCCAAACCGCGCCGTTGCTCCGGTCGCAGAGTATAAACTGTGAAGTCTTGGCCGTTACCTCAATCACGGCCGCGATGAAATACCAGCCGCCATTAACCATCGAAAAACTCGGCGTTTCGCTCTGATCAAGGATCAATGTTCCCGCCGAGTTGTAGAGCATCATGCGCGGCCTACCCTGAAAGAGCGACACATAGAAAATCGGCTGGCCGGGACCTTGCCGGGTGTTAAAGATTGGACTATACGTTTGTCCGACCGAGTAGGTGGTTGGGTTGATCCAGCCGCCCACTGCGATTTTTTCTCCCAGCGCACTAAAAAAGCTGCCGTCGTTGGCAGCTATAAGATGTGTTTTTTCGCTGGTTGGATTGCTGATGTTGTG